ATCATATACCCCCCGTAAATTTGAACCAGTCTATTTTATTAGTTTTAACCCCTATTTTCTCCTTTTTAAATTGTCAGAAAATTTTTACTTTGACTTTTTTTTAAAAAAACCCTTGAATTAAAAAATAGATAGTGTATAATATTAAATATAGTGATTGGAAAAGATTTCTTTAAAATAATTAAAATAAATCAAAAGAAATGTTTGACAACTGATATATATATATGTTATACTATTATTAACGATAGAAAGTAGGATATATTTTTTTAAATTCCTGCTTGATAAATATCACGAACAGTTAATTACTGGAAGGAGGGATTGATAATGAAAAGGCAATTATATTCAGCAAAATTTGATAACAGGCTGTGGAGGAAAATGAAAGCTCTTGCTTCGCTTCAGGGACAAAAAATTGACGAATGGTTGGATGAAGCTATTGAAGAAAATATTAAATCTATTAATATTCACTATTATAATGAAGATCAAAATTATAAAAGTAAAAGATTTAAATTGAGAAAAGACCTTCATCAAAAAGTCAAAAATCAAGCTTATATTGGAGAATATCATATGCGAGATATTATCCAATCAGTTATTGAGAAAGAAATTGAGAAGGCTGGTTTATAAATTGAATCGGGGAAAATACACTATTAAGATATACTAACCCCACAAAAAAATATAAAAAGGAAGGTGGTGATTTGATTGGAAGAAAAAAGATTAAAAGATAAAAGGGTATATATTGATCCACTAATTAATAATCAAAGTGAAGACTTTTTCAGGATTGAAAAAAAATATCTTTCTGGTTTCTGGGAACTTTCTGATACAGAAATGCTTATCTATCTCAATCTTTGGTTATATAATAAGGAAGAAAATCAATATCAAATAAGCAATAAAGAACTGCAAACAATGAAATTTAAAGGAGATACTTTTCAAATATCAAAATCAAATACTTATAACATTTTGCATAAACTTGAAGAATTAGGTATGGTTAATATTGAAGGAGAAAGATATAATCGAAAGATATTCTACAATTATACTAAAAATGAAAATTACAGAAATATACCAATCCAAAGTGTTCTTAATTATCTACAATCTCAAGGAAAACACAATATCAAATTATATATCTATTTCCTCTTCAAATTCTACAATATGAAAAACCTGAATACTAAAGAACACGGATTGAGAAAATTCTCTATCTCTTATTCAAAAATAAAAAAAGAATTAAATATTAAAACTAACAAAACTATTAGAAAGTTTCTTCGAAAAATGAAAGAAGAACAAATGATATTAGTTGAAGAAGTTAGTGGAAAACCTAATAGATATTATCTTCCAATCATTCTTAATAGTGTTGGTCTCTTCAAGGGAAAAAATGGAGAAAAAATTATTGCAAGAGAAAATATAGAGAAAAAGCAAAATAAAAAGCAAAATTCAAAAGAGGTTTCAAATTCAAAAAATATGTGGGTTGATACTACTACTGAAAAAAACGAAATCAGAAGTCTTCAATACTGGAATCGAAAATATGGAAAAGAAACTGTGAAAGACTTTCAGAAAAAAGGTTGGTTGGTTAGTTTGGAAGAATTTCAAAAAAAACAAAATGAAAGGAAAGTGGTTTAAGTGAAAAAACAAAAACAAAAAGAAAAAGTTTGTCCTATTTGTGGTGGAGACGGTTATGTAAGAGGAAAAACTGGAATGATAAGGTGTCAGTGTGTCAAAGATGAGCTATATAAAAAGCTCGGGAAATTCTGTAATATGTCTGTGGATCAGTATGAGACAGAAGTTAATTTTGAAAATTATAATATTAAAACAAGCCAGGGTACAGAATTGAGTTATAAACAATTAATGAATTATATTCTCTTGCACTATAAGGAAAAAAAGAAATTGGAGTTATATTTTCAGGGCCCGAGAGGGGTTGGAAAAACCCTTTTTGCCAACAAGTTAATTGCAAAAATTGTAAAAATGGTTGAAAGGAAAAAGAATTTTGAAGATGGATATAGCATCAAAAAACAGGCTCACATTATCAGTAATGTCAACCTCCTGTCTCTCTATGGAAAATTTAATGATCAAGAAAAGCAACGACAGGTTGAAGAAATTAGAAAAAAAAGAATATTAATTATTGATGGATTCCTTCAAAATATTGATATGCAAAACTTCAAGAAAACATTTATGAATGAATTAATCAAGGAAAGATCTTCTGATAACTATATAACTATCCTTATCTCTCAAAATTCTATTATAGAATCTATCAATGAAATTAATGATAAGAAAAAAAGACTTCAAGATGTTCTTTCTGAATATCAAATTGTGAAATTCCGTGGAAACCTATATGATAGTTATCGGGGAAAAAATAAGAAAGATACCCTTGATAATGTCGATCTAAATAAACTGGAAGGAGTGGATGTTAGTGAAATATAGTGATATCGGTCAGGTAATTGTTGGTAGGTTGATTAACCCTCTTAAGGAAGATGACCAAGAAAAAATAATGAAGTATGTTAGAAAAGATGACTTTCAGGTGTTCTCTCAAAAGTTTATATTTGAGTATGCTCGGGAGAAATATGAAGAAAGAGGATATATTCTTGAAGCTGAAGAACTGGCTATACAGCCCGATTTAGCTGTCAGATTACTAAATACTTCAGATAGGCTTAAGAAACAGTATGGAAAGAAAAAGGGTTTCAAAACTAAAGAAATTAGAGATATTTTTGAAGAACCAATGGGTCCAGAAAACTCGAGTAAAGAAGCTCTGATGCAGTCAGCAGAAAACCTGCTTAATAATGAAGTAAATTACGATAAGACATATAAACATGACATTATGTACTATATTGAGAAATTAAAGGAAATAAAAAAAATAAATAAGATTAAAAATACACTCAATACTGCTTCTCAAAAACTAAATGAATTGATTGATAATGGAGAAGAATATTCAGTTGAGAAGGTTTTTCCGAATGGAATTAAATCTATCCTTCCACAAAGCAATATTGATAATAAGAGTTTTTGGGATATAGTTGAAGAAATAAGGGATCAAGCCAGAAATGGTGGAATTGTACCCTTCTATTTTGACCAATACGATGAAAGATTTCTTAATGGTGGTTTTAGAGAGGGTCAATTAGGGATAACTGGAGCTAATACAGGAGTCGGAAAAACCACCTTTGGAACAAATGTATTTTATCGACAAATCATAAATGGAAAAAATGTATTCTATTTGACGCTTGAAGAAAGTAGAAAAGAATTAATGCAACGATTAGCAGTTATTCACTCAAATTATAGTGAAAAATTTGAAAATCTTAAAGTTACCAAACAAGAATGGTCTGATATGGGTCTCAACTCTGATAGAATGAACAAAATAAATGAGATACTTCAAGACATGGAACAATATGGTTTTGAGAAGAAAATTATTGATATGAGTGGGGATAAATATTATAATAGTGTTATGACACAACTAATGAATTTGTCGATTAGAAAAAGGCAGGGAGAAAAAATAGCAATGGTTCATATTGACCATATTCACAATATGAAAAAAAGAGGTTCTGGTGGAAAGGCTGAAAAAACTGGAGATATTGCAGATGGAATGATGTCTTTTGCAAAAGAGTCTGGAATAGTTATTCACTTATTAGCTCAACTTAACCCGTTAAAAGATGATGAAAAACCAAAAAAAGAACAAATTAGATGGTCTGCTGATTTCGCCCAAAATGGTTATATTGTGAACCTATTATACAGAAAAGATTATGGACTAACCAAGGAAGAAAGAGAAGAACAGGGATTATTGAATGAAAAAACTATTGAGATCATAGTGGATAAGAATAGAATTTCTGGAGAAATGGGTTCAATAGAGCTATATATCGACTGGAAATATGACTATATGGCTACTATCGGGACAAAAGAAGAAGAACTATTACAGCAGAATATGTTGGAGCAGGTAGAGGATTTAGAAAAAAGAAAGAAAAAGATTGAAGAAGAAGGAACTACTGTTCAAACTTTTGCTGAAGCTCGGGCTGAAAAAAGAATGAAAGAAAAACAAGAAGAAAGTCCAATGATTTCACTTGATGAATTAACTCAAGAAATGGAAGAAGAGGTAGATGTATAGAAAAAAGGATTTTGGAATTAATTTCCCAAAACCCCTTAATCTAATGAATGTCTTATATGTTGAAGAGTTGGGATTCCGTGTCCCTTCTCTTCTCCTTTTTTTATGTCTTTTATATTATACCATAATTTATATTTATGTTCAAAACCTCTTTTGTTTTTAATAGTATGTTTGGAAAACGGTTTCCTCCCGTACTTTTCCTACATATTAATATAGTTTCCTCTTCCAAAGTTCATACTTTCAAGAGGATTTTTTCTCTTATTCCTTTTGCTTTTCCCAAACTGCTGCACATATTCCCTTGTTACATCCATAGAAGTATGGTCTAATAATCTTGTAAGGGTATAAGCATCTCCTCCATTTTCGATCCATATTGAAGCAAATGTTCTCCTAAAAGCGTGAATACTGGTCTTGTTAACACCACGAGCCTTGTTATACCTTTCAATAGCTGAACGAATACCTGAAGCTGTTATTTGCCCTCCGTGTTCAGTACAAAAAAGAAAATCTTCAGGATCTCCTCTTCTTATTTCTATATATCTCTTCAAAACTTTTCTTAATTTTGGGTAAAGGTCAACCTGATATTCTCTTTTTGCCTTAAAATTATATAGGTTAATTATTTCTCTTTGAAAATTAATATCATTATTTTTCACATTAATTAAAGTTTTCTTCCTTACTCCTGTTGCTAAAAAGAAGTTGATCATAACCCAATTTCTATATTCTGAAAATCTAACCTTTTTTATTTTTGGTTTTTTAAGTAATTTTTCCAACTCGTCTTTATTATAAATTTCTTTCATTTTATTCTGACTATCTGGAAGCATTTTAATCTTAAATTCTGGAATCTGAATACTGAAGTGTTCCTGCATCCAATAAATAAAAACTCTTATTGCTCTTAATGTTGTATTAGCACTTGTGGTATTATAATCCCGATTACTATCTAACCACAACAAAAACTGTTGAATAGTCTTCTTATTAATTTCATCAGTATTCTTTATTTTTAGACTATTTTGACAAAAATTTAAAAAAAGTCTATTATTATATCTATAGTATTTAATTGTCGCTTCTGACTTCTTTTCTGACTTCTTCTCCAACATAAAATCTTCTAAAGCTTCTTTTATACTTTTTTCTTTAACATTTGAAATCATCTCAACAACCCCTTTTCTAATCAAATTCTAATCTAATTTTAATCTTTTTTACCTCTTTTTCCTCCAAAAATACATCCTTAAACAAAAATAGAGCGTATGATCTCCTTTATTTTTCAAAAAGATCATACACTCTTAATTATAAATTTATTTAATTTTAGTATTGGATCTCCTGGTCTTTCCCCCCGATTTTTCGGTCTTTATAGGGCTTCAATTTAAAAAATGGCACGCCCGAGAGGAGTCGAACCCCTAACCTTCTGATCCGTAGTCAGACGCTCTATCCAGTTGAGCTACGGGCACCCGTTCAAGTTCTTATTGTGGGGGGCTTTTCTTGTGTTTTCCCCTGTTTTTTCGGTGTGGCTGAGTGTATGACTTTTGATTAGAGAGTGTATGATCATACAGCAATTATTATTATAAAGGGTTTTTTGTGGGTTGTCAAGAGTTTATTTTATTTGTTTTCTTTCCTCTTTTTGGTTTGAATGAAAAAGTATAAAACTGCTATATATGATATTACTATATTAATTCCTGTCCAGGTCAATAATTCAAGATTGAAAAGATTATTAATAGATGCCCAAATTTCGCTTAACATTTTAATCATCCTTTCTTTTTTTTGATAATAAACATTTAAAAGGGGATGTTTATTATGTTAATTAGATTATATCATATTTTTCTAATTTTGTCAATATTTTTAATATTTTTAAATCCCCTTTTTCTTAAGTTTTCTTTGGGAGGGGTAAACCGTTTATTTAATTATGTAAATTAAAAGATTCATATATTCAGTTGAGATATTTAATGTTTTATTTTAAAAAAAAGGGGTATAGGCTTCACATATATATTGTTTTAGTGTGTTTTCACTATAACAATGAAGACCACCTTATCACCAAACAGCAGGGTTTTGCTAATAAGGTACAATTATATGTTTTGAAATCTCAAATCATTAATTCTTTCTATTATTGAATATGTTTGTCTCTATTCTCTCTTTTATTAATTATATCTTTTAATTTAAAACCTCTTTTAAATATTTATGTTTTGATATTTTGTGTTATAATCTGTCTTACAGGTTAATCCTTAATATATAGAGCTTCTTTGATATTTTTAATTGAAATCTTCTTACAAATTGTGATAAATTCTCGTTTTATGTTCCGATTTTTCAACTTTAAAAAATCACTTGTGTTAAAATTGACTTTCCAAAATTAATATAATGCCTTGCTATGTAAGGGTTGAAGGATTTAATACAAGCATTTTACTCAAGTATTACAAATAAATAAAAAAATACCTGATTTCCCTCCAACCTCAATGAAGTCCTTGTATCACAGAAAAACTATAAATTTCCAACCAAATAACCAATTACTGCAGCAGTACCAACATAAAAAACCGTCTTTACTTTATTTGCCCGAAGTTCTTTATTTTTATTTTTAATTATCTGATCTTTTATTTTATTTTCTTTTTCCAGTCCTCCAATTATATCATCTGCTTCTTTTCTTTCTATAATAATTCTGTCTTCTAATGTATCAACCTGATTTTCCAATTCTATATTCTCACTTTTCAACTCCATAATGTTTCCTGCCAATTTGATTTTTTCATCTTCAGTCAATGAAAGACCATCAGCTAATACAAAATTACTCGTCAATGAAATCATGAATAATATCATCAGCAGTATCGCTATCAATTTTTTCACTGGTTTCACCTTCCTTATTTTCCTTGTTGTTATCAAATTCATCTATTATCTGATCTGTCTTTTCTCTTTCAGTTTCCAATTCTTCTTTATTTATTTCGGTTTTCTTTTCTTCTTTTTCTAACTCTTTTTCTAATTTTTTATTTTCCTCACTTGCTTCATTTTCTTTTCGGCTAAAAAATAAAAAACCTAATAGTGCTGCAATTACAGAAACTATCCAAAACAAAACCTCTTTTAATTTTTTCTTCATTAAAAAAACCTCCTTATTTTATAATAAACCTTTAAAAATTTGTCTCTTATAATTTCTGATAAACTTCTTTTCTTTCCATAAATTAACCAACCAAAAAAAGCTACAAGAATAAAAATAGGTTCCATGTCATTTCCCCTTTATATAGTTTAGAGTTTTAAAAAAAATAAAAAAAGAAGGGTATTATAACCCCTCTTCTATAATTACTCTATGTCTCAACCAACCTCTAATAAATGATTTATATTTATTGTCGTTTTGTGTTAACTCAATGTAATATGCTCCCTGAAGAACATTCATTGCCTTGAAAATATCATTGCTATATATACTATTATTAACTGCCTTCAGCGTTTGATTTCCTACTATCCCGTCAACTTGTATGACTTGATAATGTATTGCATTGTATGCTTTTTGCAGGTGTCTAACGGCTCGGTGCTGTCCCATATTAACCCCTTGTTCAAAGGCTTCATACTGTATTTTTGGATCAGTTAATAGGTGAAATTTTGGTTCTATAATATACTGGCTATAATATATTTCTCTTGCTGTTTCCACAGGTAAATCTTTCATATCTCCCTTATAACCATATTTTCTGGCAATTCTTTTTGTTATACCATATTTTGTTTCTCCACCTGGATCATTCGGGTGGTCAACATAGCCACCCTCTATATCTATAATATTATTTATTTGTCTTTTTATTTTCTTTGGTATTTCCATTTTCTTTTTCACCCCCAAAGTCAATTCCAACAAGATCTACACTTTTCTTTCTTAATGCCTTTGATATTGGAAGAACATCAACTCCTGCTCCAGCAAGATGGGATAAAATATTTAGAACTTCTTTGGTGAAAATAAAACCATATATTGCTGTTGCCAACCATTTTCCCATTCCAAGATTTACAAATGCTCCAGCATGTGTTGCTATACTTGATAATATAAGATATCCAATTATTGTTGGAAAACCTTTTTTCATTGCTATATGCCCCGAAAATTCCATATCATCATTATTCATTATTTCCATAACTTTTGACAAAAAAGAGAAAAGAAAAGCCACCCAAATTGCTATAAATTGAGTATTAATTTGAATAAAAAAACCAAATATCAGGGAAATCAAACCCCACAATTTGGCGAATATTGCACCTATTCCACTTTCAGTTATCATTTTTTTCACTCCTTATTAAAATAATTATTAAAGAGTGATAATTACATTACATAAACCTTTCTTTCCCAATCATAATTAACGGTCTCTTCAGCAGTATTTGTGTTGATTAATTTCACTTCAAAACTGCTATCTGTCTTACTTAAAACTTCATAATCAATATTAACATTATCAAGTGTTATAACTGGTTCTCCACATATTCCTTCTGTATGAGTAATATTAACAGTTGTTTCTCCACTTACTGCAATAGTTTCAGTTCCATTTCCTGTTAATAATTGTTTTTTATTCATTTCATTTTGAAATTCAGTTAATAGGTCCTCTAATGTTAATAGTTGTTTTCTCATATCAGTAATACTAACAATACTGCCTGCACTAACTTCTATTTGATATAATTCTTGATCATAATCTCCTATATTTTCTGGAAGTATTGATTGTTCTATTCCGTTTTCATTATTAAGATATATATAATTAGTTTCATTATCAGTAAGTGTTATTGTTTTTTCTGCTGTTAATACTACAACACCACCAACAATTCCAGCTCCAGCAGTAAGTGTTATATCTAATAAATTTTGAGTTAATTCAAAACCCTGATATATTCCGTTTCCCAATATAACTGCCCTTGCTTGCTGATTATAGGTCTTAATATTTCCAATCTCCATTTCATTATCAACAATATTTCCCATTAGGGTTGTATTGATATTATTAAGTTTTGTTGAAGTAACTTCTTCTTTCGTATTCCAATTTTCAGGTGTTTGTGCCATTTAATTTTCCCTCCTTAATTTACCTTTTCAAAATGTTTCCTTCGTCTAATTTCATTCCAGTATCTAAAACCAACGGATCAGGTATATCCTGTATATCTCCAATAGTAATATTGATTTGTGATTGCTGTATAATTTCAAATTCTAATCTATTAAGTCTTGAAATGATAACTCCAGAACCCTCTGTATATTCCACTCCTGAAGAGTTCTGGACATCATATATGACATCTCCATTTCTCAACATTACATCATATGAAGTAATAAGGTCTTCATATTCTTGATTTTCATAATTAACAGTTCTAACTATTCCTAATAACTGTTGTTTGCCATAATCAACCTGTCCTTTTGCAAGGTCTTTAATCATTTTAATTCACCACCCCTTATAAAACATAACCAATAACAGTTGTGCTATCCTCTGAACCTCTTACAGAATTATGAGTAACTTCTGTTACATATAGCTTCACTTGTTGCTGATATACAGGGTGATATACATTTATTATTTTTCCTGGCTGTATTCTAACATCAGAAAGTAATTTTACTTTTGTGATTTTTGATTGGATATTATTGTAAAACAATTCTTCCTCTGCTTTTGCCTGAACTTCTTCAAAATTTTGTAATAATGGATTATCTATTTCTTTTGTTATTTCTCCATATTTTGAGATAAGATTTGTATTTTCTGCTATTCCTTCAATCTGTCCTGGTGGTACTTCTGCAACTGGCTTTCCGTATATTTTTACAAAATATTGAGCATCCATAGAAAAATGCCAACTGTTCTTGAATTTAATTTCAGTATAATAAGGATTAATTGCAACTATTTTATATTCATCTCGGTCTAAAATACCCCAAGTTATAACATCGTAAAAATCAAACCAATCACTATCATTGTCTGCTACTTCAACTTCCACCCTAACATCAACTGCTCTTGTTTTTTGATCCTGTGAGTAATAAAATTTTTGACTTTGATCTTCTTCCAATATTACCTCTTTTTCAACTAACAATTCTTCCTTCTGCACCACCTGTCGTGGTTCTTCTACATTTCTTCCAGTAACCTTCACTCTTGTTGCTATATCGCTATCATCCCACTCTGCATCATACCATTCGATATTGTCTGCATTACTGTAAGAATAATCTGCTGAAAGTGAAGAAAGGTTTCTTTTTGAAATTAATTCTAATTTTCCTTCATTATTAATGTTAATTTTCTTTCCCATTGTATCTGCAAGCATATTAACCATATCTATTATTTTTTCTCCAACAAATTGTATCTTTCCAACTGTTGGTGGAGGTTCTTCCATTGCTATAATATAAGGAAGTCCATCGTTGAAGCTTGTTTTAATCCCCCAGATATTTGAAAAATCAAAACCTACATAACTGTTTTCTTCTTTCATTTCTGTTTCTGATAGTATTGTCATATTATCCTGATAATTATTCCCTGAAAGGTCTTCTCCAATCAGAAAGATATTTTGTCCAAAAGTATAATTATTTTCATAAGCTGAATCTTCTGGATATCCAACATATATATTGTTGAGAGTAAGGTCAGTTGTATTTTCTCCAATTTTTGTTGTCCAAAAATATAATACTTCGTCAAAATTAATATTTTGTGCATATATATTTTCAATATTGATATTATTGATATAGTCCCTACTAAACGGATTAATACTTCCAAAAAGAAGACCACTTGAGGAGTAAAAAATATCATCAACTCCTGCAATGGGTCCACTTATATATATATCTTTCCAATATACATTAGAAATATCGACATGACTTGAAGTTAGCTCTTTTCCAAAAGTTGAAAAATGACAACCTCCAGAAAAAGTGTCTATATTTTCCATCGATATATTCTTGAAAACTACACTGTCAATATTAACATTGTCTCCAATTTCATTACAGAAAATATTCATATTCCCTTCATCAGATTTCATATTGATATCTGACATCATAACATTACTGATATTAACATGACTGCCTGCAAATTGTGTATCAAATACTCCCTTAATTGTTGAAGCAAATATACCCCTATAGTAATAATCAAGATAACCATTAATATTACTAATCGTGAAATTATTAATATTGGTGTCAATTTTCCCTTCAAATCCTGAATAAGAAGAAATAGTATCTGTAATTGCAAATTTTGAAAGTGGATCTCCATCAGTTGTTATATTCTTAATTTTGATATTGTCAAGTTGACTTCCCTGAATAGTATTGAGAAGTCTAATATCCTCATATTTGTTTTTTCCTTCTATATATACATTTTGAAATGTTATATTTTCTAATATTCTACCTTCTACTCTTTGAAAGAAATTAACATCATAATCAATCGAAATCATTTGAAAATCTGAAAAAGTTATATTTTTGATTTCTGGCTGATAACTTTCTGTTATAATTTCTTCCCAGTCATGAGGATATTCTAATTCTAACTCCCAAAAAAGACCATAACTCCCGTTTCCTTCAATTATGAAATTTGAAATTGTATATCCGTTTCCATCAAAACTACCGTTGAAGTTATAACCAGTCCATTTTTGACCACCTAAATCTATATCTGAAACTAATTTATAATACGCTTCAGGATTGTTTTGAATATCAATCAAATCCTGTCCAGTCTCAATAAGATATGGATCAGTCTGTGTTCCTGTTCCTAACATTTGTTCACCACCTTTTTTAAAACAAAACCTCTTTTAAAATTAATAAAATTAAAAATCTAAATCTTCATTAGTCAATCTCGTATAAGTCAACAATATATCTCTTATAATTTCAGTTGTTCTTTCATTTTTATATTGTTTACTGGTCCTCACTTTTGACAACAATTCTTTCATTCCATCAAGTGCTGTTACTGATATTGTGGGAGCATTTCCTCTTTGATATTTTGTCTTATAAGCATTAGTAATATAATATGTCCCAACAGGTAGTATTTGATTATTAATTCCTTTTTCGACAATAACTTTGTTGTTTAATTCCAGTAAATCGTTATTTTCTGAATTAGGGTTCATGATATCAAATTCTCCATTTTCATTAACTATCTGAAATTCCAGTCTGTTAGATTTATTATTTTCAAATTGTTTTATTTTTAAATTCTGTACCTTATCTGATATATCAACAATTTCTCCTGTTGGTTTTTCTATTTTAACAACATTATTGATTAACCTGATTGGTTTCTCTATTTCGTCTTTATAAGCCAATTTAATACCCCCTTTTGATAAAAAAATAAAGGCAGGTTTTTATACCTGCCCCTCTTTCTTTAAGTCGTTGGCGTTTTGTTATATAAAACAAAAACCTTTATTCTAAGTCGTTGGTGTTTTACTATTTTAAAAGTAAAAACCTATATTTTAAACTATCTGTTTCAATACTTTTAATTGTATTTCAACATCTTGATAATATTCACTTAAAATCTGTTGTTCATCTCTCAATTCTCCATATGGAGTTCCTCCAAAATCAACAATTTCCACTTCATATACTTCTCCATCATTATTTTCAAATTCATATGTGTTTGCTCCGTTATTATTGTAATGTCTATTTTGTAATTCCTGAAAGAAATCTTTTTTCATTATTTTCCACTTCATTGAAATATAGTTATCTTCTAATATGAAACCCCAGTTAATAGATTTATTGCTGGTTAATGTTTGAACATCTGTTCTTGATTTCTTTTTATTAAGCCCCGAATAATCACCAACAGGGGGATCATACGGAAAATTATAAGTTCCTAATCTCATATTATACCAACCTCCCTGTTGACATTTCATTCATTCTTAACTTTCTCATTATCTCATTAACAACCTGATCACTGACTTTCTCTTCTCCATAATTATTAATATCTCCAACATTGATAGTATAACTATTTTGGTTATTATTAGTCTGTCCAGCCTGTGTTAATAGTGAATTAAGCTGTTCTGGCTGTAATACATATTCTCCAGCCTGTGCTATTATTGGTACATCTTGATTATTATATCCTGGTACCTGTCCTCCATCGTGGAATACTCCAAGTGCTGAACCAACAGCAGAAGCTATTGTTCCTCCAGTTCCTCCTGTGAGGAAATTCATAAATGTTATAACTGCTTTTTTTGCAAGAAATTTAATAATCATATTTTTTAAGCTTCCGATGATATCTATAAATGTACTTCTAATAGCATCTCCTGCTGATTTTGTTCCGTCAACAATATCTGTTAATCCTTGAGAAATAGAGCTTGTCATACTTGTTTTTATATTATTCATTAATCCATTAATCATTTCTGCTTTTGTTGCTAATTGTTCTCTAAACATTTCTAACCCTGAAGTTGCATTATTAAGAATTGAATCAGTTCCCTCTGTTGCTCCACCTACTATTTCTTTTGTTTTTTCTGCAGCAAGTTGAGTTGTTTCTCTCATTTTTCTTTGGGCTTCTTCAATTTGTTTCTGATAATCAAAAAAACCATCAGCAGAACCAGTCATATCTTTTTCTTCTCCAGTCCTTAAATCAACTATTTTTCCACCCGAGAAGTCTGGTTCTTTCATTCCATTCCATTGTTCATTCCAACCGTCTTTTATTTCTTTTGCTGTACCAAGTGTTGCTCCTTTAGCGTGTTTTAACATATCGTCTAATAATTTTTCTGATTTATTATTTAGCTTTTCCATTTCTTCCATATTTCCTTTAAAAAGAGCGACTATTGCTTGACCAGTAATTTTAAATCCTTTTCCTAAATCAAAAATTAAAAGTCCAAGATTTTTCACGAATTTAAATAGTGCATCTCTCATCCCTATAAAATTTGTAAAGACTCCAAGTAATGCAAGAACTCCAGCTACTGCTATTCCGATTGAGGTTGCAAATCCTCCTCCTAATAATGCAGCTAATCCTTTTATTCCAGCTATTAATTTTCCTATTACAGCACTACCACTAATAGTTACCATTAATCCTTTAATGATAAATAAACTATTAATAAATTGCCCTAAAATTAATACAACTGGTCCAACTACTCCAACTAATGCTGCTATTCTCATTATCCAAATTCTTGTATCTTCATCAAGATCATTTAACCAGATAAGTAATTCTTTTGCTGAAACCACTAAAGGACGAAAAGCATCTTCTATTTGTTCTCCATATAATTCTTTAAATTTTTGCCACTGTTCTTTTAATATTTTAACCTGATTAGCAGTTTGATCTATTGTCCTCTTAAAATCATTTTGTGAAGATTCTGCATCACCCATTAATAACATCATTCTTGTCATTATTTTTTGTTTTTCAGTCATTGCTTTGCCTTCTTCAATAATTCCTTTCTTAACTGCTTCTCGTTTTACTCTGGTTTGAGTAAGACTATAACCAAGTTTTCTTAATGGTTCTACTTCTCCAGCAATAACTCCAGAGACTATTTTTTGTTGTGCAACATCTTTTGAGATATCCTCAAAGGAAGCAATATCAATAGTTAATTGAGACATTGCTTTTGACATTTCAAAGGCATTATCTGTTTCTAATCCCATTGATTTTAACATTTTCTGAAAATTAGATAAATCATCTTGAATCCCTGTTTCATTCCAACCCATTTTTCCCATTCTGTCTACGAATTTATTTGCTTCATTTGTTAAATTTCCAAATACTATTTCATACCTACTTTGAACCTGTTCAGCATCACTTGCGGCATCAAACATTTTCTTTGCTATCATAACCATTGGTGCTGTGATTGCAGCTGTCATTCCTGCTCCAATTTTTGTCATATTTCGACTAACTGACTTCATTTTTCTTTCTATTTTACTGGTTTCTTTATTAATTAATCTTTTACTATCTCGAAAACCCTTCTTCATTTGTTTTGTATCAAGTCCAATTTCGGCATATATTGTACCTAAATTTTGAGACATTTATCTGCCCCCTTTCAAACTAAAAATTTCCCATACCTAATTGTTTTAATCCATCAGCCCCACCTTTTTTATTGTTATTTTTATTTTGATTATTTTCTGCATTTTCTTTTGCTTTTTCATATGCTTTTTCTTTTTCTCTTAATAATCTATAAGCATACGCTTCATCAAGAAGAAACCTTTGAGTATTATTATATTCTGGACTATCTCCAAAAAGAATATTTGAAGGTCTTTCTTTATAGATTTCTGCTATTATATTAACTCTATCTATCATCATTGGATTCTTGAAATCGCTCTATCCCAACTTGATCTTCAGTAACTTTTTGTAAACCCCAGGTGCCAATTTCTGCTTTATCAACATCAGAAAGATATTCTTCTATTTCTTCCCATTTCGGCTCAACCAATGTTATTTGTGCATAAGCTATCATTAATTGGTGGAAGTTTTTAACATTGTCTAAATCACCCAATAATTCTTCTTCTAAATTTTCTTCATTAATTTCTTCTTTTTTCTCATCATTTTTAAATAATTCTTCTAATATTTTATTATCAAGAATATTTTCAGCTAATAATCTTGAAGTATCAGGTTTTTCAACTAATACTCTAATTCCAGAACTTAATTCTATTTCTTCTTGTCTTTCTTTCTTTTTTTGTTTAATTTCTTCAATTGTACTAATTGCCATTTTAATCATCCTTTCATTCTTTCATTTTTTAAAAATTTCCAATAAAAAAAAGGACAAACCAATAAAAGATTTTGGCTTGCCCTATATAAATGATTCTACCTTTTTATGCTTTAAGCAGGTAAAGTATCAATATCAACAAATCTTAAAACTCCTGCACTTTTTGCTTTATTTTCTGTCGCTCTTACTTCAAATTCAGGTGTTACAAATTCTCCTTCATCTATATTAAATGAAGGGAAGTTTCCCTGACAATAAGAAAGAGTAAATTGAGTATATCCAGTAATTTGTTCTTTTGTATTTTCTCCATCAGCATATTGTGCCACAAAAATATCTAATTTAAACGGTGTTTTTGCATTATTTCTCTGCTGATCAAGTGTTGGTGCTTCATAACCAATAATTTGATCTGGATTATCTGGCTCATCATAAATAAGAGTACCCTGACCTGCTATTAATTCAAATAATTCTGCTCCAAATTTCGCATTTGAAAAAGTAAAATTAATTGCATTTAAAAGATCTGGTCTCTTAAGTGCTACAACTCTTAACCCATTAACTGTCTGTTCTATTTCTTCACCTTCTTGTATTTCTGGCTCAAATCCTGCTGTTTTTGCAGTATCAATAGTATAAGTTTCTGGACTTGCAACATCGCTTCCATCAGGATTTAATTTGGTCAAATCAACTCTTACAATTCCATTAAGGTTTTGCATTTTATCGCTCCTTTCAAAAATTTCTTCTTATAAAACAACGGGGACCACTAAAGATATCCCTCTGTAAATTAAGTCTCTATCATAATCAAACAAATCTCCTGTTTCACTTATCAATTTTGGTCTATAATTGTTTCCATTAATAGAAAAAGAGGGTTTAATATTATCAAGAATGTTTTTGATTTCATTATCAATAATAGAATAATTTTTTTGCTTTGAGTAAATTAAAATATCATAATTATTTTTCTTGTTATAATTATTAACTCCTAAAGGTGCTTGATTAATAAGTGAAATAAAAATATCACTATCTGGAGTTTTTCCAATATAGCCCTGTTTAACTTCATAACCGAGGTTTGTTAGGTGTTGATATAAATCTTTTCTTAACATACAAACCCTCCTTCCTAACTAAAGAAATTAGTATCCAAGCTTTTCCCAACAATTTCTCCATCAGCCACCTCTTCAATTGCTTTCACAAAATCATCATAATGTTTATTGACTGTTCCTTTTAATATAGCATATTTCTTTTCGTGTGCTATTTCTAACCACTTACCATATTCAACAGAATGTGCTATAACTGCATATATTGCATCTTCATCAAATCGTGTATTTCCCTGAAGTCCCTGTCTGGCATTAGAGGTTCTATCAGTCCAGGGAGCGTTTTCTTTCGCATATCTTTCCATTTCTTCAGCTATATATTTGGCTACCCTCATTACAGCAGCCTTCATTCTTTTTTCTTCCTCTTCCATATTTTGAAAAACATTTTTCAAACCTCTCATTATAATTCCTCCAATACCAATTCATACTTAACCAATTCGCCTTCAAACTTGTGTGGAGTAACTATTTTTACTTCAAATTCTCTATTAAGATTTAAAACCTCTTTTATGATATCTCCTCTTTGAATGTCAATATCATATTGACATAAAGCCTTTGTGGTATAAATTTTCTTTTCTCCAGTTTCATTATTAATTAATTCAGTTTTTTGATTATACAATCTGATGCTTACGCCACTATCAAAAAGAGAATAACTTTCTGTAATTCCTCCACTATCTGTTTTGGTTTCAGTTTTTCGATATATTTCTATTTCAGTTGGGTTATAATTAATATTTTGCATTGCTATAAATCTCATAATTTCATACATTTATTTAACCCCCTTTAAAAAATATCCTCTGGCTCGGAAAAACTATAACTACTGGTATTTACTTCAACTTTTGATTTATATTCTGCAATCATTTCTTTCAAATAATCAATATAAGAATCCATATTTCCAGAAATACTTTCGTCTCCAAGTTTATAATTTACACTATTTAATTCAGAAACTCTCATTAATTTAATTTTTAAGCAATCTAATATAGTCTGTTCTTCATTTCCATTATTTTTGTATAATAAAGTATTTATTTGTTCAGTAGATATAGAGAAGGAGGGGTTCTTATCCCCTCCGTTTACTATCATTTCAATATATTCAACTGTTTCCATTATTTCCCCTCCTCCTTTCCCTTATCTATTAAGGAAGAGTTACTTTCTGTACGATATCTTCTGCGGCCATATATACTCCAAAACGACCTCTACCAACAACTTGATCTTCAATTAATCTTGAAAAATCTCCGTCATCAGCATCAATTCTTAAGTCGTGTTTTTCATATACAACAGCTTTTCTTTTTGGTTCTACAAGTGCAACTTTTCCAGCAGGACAACCAGGGAAGTCATAGGTTTTTTCTCCTATTTTTACACTTTCATGACCGTCATATACTATTTTTTCTGCAAATTCACCACGAAGATCTGCTAATTTTTCTCCATCAGCAGTTCTTGTTCCTTCAAGAGCAGCTTCAACCTTGAATTTATCCTGTGAACTCATTATGAGAACTGGTTTTCCAACTACTCCTTCTTTCTTATTATAATCAAGAATAGCTTTTTGGAGAGTTTTATTAATTCTTACAGTTTCAGCTTCATCAACTTCTCCCTGTGCTCCAGTTCCAGTTCCATTTTCAAGAACATCAAGAATTGGTGCAAATTCTACTTTATTTTTTAATTTATTATATTCAATACCAAAGTTTTTATTAATAGCTTCAATTGTATAAGTTTTATTATATTCTACCATATCTTCAGTATATTCAAGACCATTAGCATAGGTAATAATCTTTACAGTTTGTGGAGTACCTGGACTTAATTCTCCAAATTTAACTTCTCCACCCTCAACATGCTTTAAAAATACTGACTTTAATTGTGTAGTAACTTCTACCTCTACAACCTGTGGCAAGTTGTTATCACGAATTACATTATATACACTATCTTCAAAAACCAGATCTACTTCTTCTCTTCCAGCTTCAACATCAAGAACTACTTTTTCAAGGAACTCAACTATCCCATCAGAAGAACTAATAACTCTACTAATTGGAGTTGTGAATTGTCTTGAAACGATTTTTCCATTATCATTAATTTTTGCTTCAAAATTGTGTCTTTCTTTTCCAATTCTAAAGACTAAATTTCTCTTTTTCATTTTATTTCCTCCTTATAAATTTTTAATTTAAAACTTCTTTTAAATAATTACTATTAATATAGATTTTGAACCATTGAGAGATTAATTTCTATATCTTCTGCTCCACCTGAATTATCTCCAGAAGAATATAATTCAACGGATTTCCCAACATAAATATCTCCCTCATTAGCCAATCTATCATTAGCAGCGTCATAATATACCTTGTCTCCATCAACCATAGAAGTCCCAGCAACTATTGAAACGGGAACCTCTACAATACTATGACTGATATCAAAAACTACTTCTTCACCAGCTTTTGCATTATAAGGTACAATCCCACCCCAACCATTATTAGGGTTAAAATAAAGTTCTCCCTTAACAACATCTTTATCAACAACAATTGTAATACTTTTTGCATCACTAACTTTTCTTGCCATTTTAATTTCCCTCCTTTAAATTTTTAAAATTTACTCTTTTTCAGCAGTAAACCTATATTCTTTCTTATCCTTCTTTTGTTTTTTAACTGGTGTTTCAACCATCATTCTTCCAACCATAGATTTAATTTCTTCATCAGAAACAAACTTATCAACTTTTTCTTCAATTTCTTCATAGCTCTCATTTTCTACATCAAAACTAACCATTTTCATAGTTAATTTTTTCAAACTTTCATCTTCTGCTTTTTCTGCAATCATTTTTTCTACTTTTTCTTTTTTCTCTTCTAATTCTTTTTCTGCCTGAACTTCTTTCATTCGTGTTGCAAGAGATAATACTTCGTTTACTTCCTCAAAAACTCTGTCTTTTCCAGCTTCTTCTTCAACGCCTAATAGGTCTCTTAATTTTGCAAGCAATTCATTAGCTGGTTCTTCAGCTTTTGTATTAAGTTTTTGATTAATTTTTTCTAATTCAATTTCTTCTTCTTCAAAAGAATCAATCATTTTTTTCAGCTCTTCCTTCTTAATTTTCATAACAGTTTTTCCCTCCTTATTTTTCATTTTTGTCAAGACCAACCCAGTATCCATTCCTTGATGATCAAGTGGTGTCCAGTCAATAGAGGATAATTCAATTTCCTGAACTAATGGTTTTTGATTCGGTCTTTCTTCAGCAACAAGCCACCCAAGAATTGAAACCTGTTTTGTTCTACCAGTTCTAATCCATCGCTTTAAATTATCCTGTGAAGCATCAATAACCCCTCTTACATATACTCTACTTTCTTCTTCCTTATATACAGCCCCAACCCAAGCAGTTGCTATATCAGGAAATTTGGTAGCTAATTCTTCATCATTTCTATGTCCAAGATAACCATTAACAGTATTATTATTAATTTGTTTGACCATTGATTCCATAGCTTCATCAGAAAACTCATATTCATCTTCATAATCTTCTTTTCCGATATATACTATAACCTGTAATGGATCATCATCCTGTTCTAACATTTCTTCAAGATTAACAGCTTCACTTACTGGTATATCCTCTAATTGAATATCACTGTTTTCACCAACCATTTTTGAAACTAATTTAATTTTATCCATTTAATTTTTTCACCCCATTTATTTTTCTTTTTAAATTAAAAACCTCCCTGTTGATTAGGCAGGGAGGAACAAAAAAGAAAGGTGTGTTGTGATATATAATTATCACTATAACTATTATACCATTTATCAATTATAGTTCTGTTTCATTCTTGCAAGAGATTTTGGAAAACCCAAGTTTTTTTATATATTTTTAGTAATTTATCATATTTAAAAATAAGACCTGTATATAAACTAAAAACCTGCCCTTGATTTTCCATTCTATCCTGATCATTTATTTTATTAATTATTAATAGCTGTTTATTTTTAGATGCCAGTTTTTAACTTATCAACGGGTTTGATTACTTGCATATTTTAATTTACAATATTTAATAAACAATTATGATCTTGAACTTGATTACTTTTTTGACTTACAGATAGAAAAACTATAATTGGTAACCTACTTTTCTAAAATCTGCATCTCTATATCATCTATATAGATCTATACATCTATAGTAGAATCACTCTCAACCCACCCATAGCAAGGTCTTATCGGGATTTCACCCCCCGTAAATTTGAACCAAACCCCTACCATCTATGAACCAGTACCCCTGGTAAATTTGAACCAGTACCCCTGGTAAATACGAACCAGTCTATTTCAACCCCCCGTAAATTTGAACCAGTCTCTATAACTCATATTCTCCATTCATTATTCTCTGATATACATTCTGATACCAATCTTCCAATTCAGGTTGACTACCTGGATTATTTCTCCACTCTTTCACTCTATTAGTGAACTGGTCAAGAGTCTCATTGTGGACTGGTACTTGATGACACATACATTGTGGGTGGGGTATAGCAGGTTCTTCTCCCTGCTTATATATTTTCCCAGCCATCGGATCACATACATCGGGTTCAGGGTGTGCATCTGATAGTAGCCACTTAATACCATGATATGAAGGAGAAACCTGTCCTGAAGCATAAACCCCTTCCATAAAACTCTGTGTATATTCTGTTCTTGCTAATCTCAAAGCTCTATAGTCAAGATTTTTTGGAAAGTTTTTTTGTGCAGCAAGCTCGGGTGAAATATATTGTTTTCCACCCTTAATATATTGGTCAAGATCTCTTGCTATATCAACAGCACTCCTACCCTCTGCCTGCGATAACCTAATAAAATCAACAAGGTTTTCTCCTGTATGATTTCTTATTTTCCATATTCTATCTGAAATATTTAATCCATCGCTCCATGTCCTTGCATAAAGGGCTTCTACAGCCTTTCTGTTAATTAACCTATTAACAGGTCTAACATTAAACCCACCTTCAATAAGGTATAATTCTACTGGTTCTGCCCCGTGTTTTGCTGATTTTCCTACATATTCTTCCAGTAATTTTAAATATTTGTCGTCAAACTCATTTCGTAAAGTATATTCAACCTGTCTTTGCAGGTCCTTTAATTCTAATGAAGAAAGAGTGTCTTTTCCGTTATTAATATATTGAAGGTTTTTGATTCTTTTCTGTAAATCATAAACCATATTTGCATAAAGGTCTCCAATTTTTCGGTTCATTTCTAACTTTGAACCAAGAAAATGCCTTCTTGCATCAATAACTGATTTCAGATAGGGATTTTTCTTTTGAATACCAACTATTTCTCCAGTTGTTTTTGCATTTGCTATTTCTTCGTGAACCTGCTGTAATGTTGCCATCAGTTATGCCCCCTTATACTGCATATATTGTGCTAAATCCTGGTCTCCATTAACTGCTTCTTTTAATATTTTCTTTTCTTCTTCTTTCCAATCAAGAGTATCTATATACTGACTAATCTTTTTGTGTGCTGTTTCCTTACTGATATATCCATCCATAATAGCTTTTTGCAGTGAAGTAGTTATTTTCTCTAACATTTCTATCTTTTCTTTTTCATTTCTTAATATTTCAGGCCATCTAATCTTTTCTCCTAATTTTTCAGTATTAATTCTATTTCCATTTGCTTTTGTGTTAATGATAGTAATAACTCTATTTAACAACTGAAAATTTTCTTCTAATTCTTTTCTTTTTCCTTTTATTTTTTCAAGGAACGGCAATAATTGTTCACTAACTGAAGCATTACTTGATTGAATGTGTGTACCAAAAAGAAATTCTGGTATTTCTGAAACTGCAACAATTGCGTAAAATAATAAGTGAAGTATTGATTTTGCATCTTCTGTGGTACTTTCTACCTGGATATATTCTGCATTATCATCCTGTCCCATTCTTAATGTAACCTTATTTTTGAAATTTAACTTTCCTGAAGCAATCTCTTTTTCTGAAAAATTTCTCGTTATAAACTGTTCAAGACTTTTTGCTTTAATTTTCAATTTTGGTTTACTGTTTTTCTCAAAATTATTAAGATTATCATTACTAACAATATGGTATGACCGAATAAGATTAGCAATAGGTTTTATCTCTGACTTTTTTTCAAAATGAACGACTGGTACAAAACCAAACTGATTGTCTTTCGAATCTGTTGTTTTGCTTCCGTCTCTCTTTATGATTTTTTTCTCTGTGATTGTTTCAGTAATGTTATTTTCACCTTTAATAGTTATTTCTTTTATAATTCCGTTTTCTTTTTCATATTCTTGAATCTGATTTTCTGAATAGTTAATCATATTAAGAACAAATTTCTTTTCTGGAAATAGATTATTATTCGGGTTTTCTGAAAGATATAATCTGACAAATTGATCGTCTCCGATGAAAATATTTTCTAATACTTCCAGTATTGTTGATTGAAAATCTTCAAAACTCTCATTTAAAGGAACACCAACACTATTCCTTGTTTGATTAACTACTTTTGTGGCAAAATAATCACCAGAATAAAATTCTGATTCTCCTTGATACATTTGTCTTGCAAGTGTAGAATTATAACTTACTTTTCCAACCTGTGTGGTTTGATAGAAACCTCCAAAATCAAAGCTTGAAAATTTACTAATCACTCCACCTTCAGGCTTGAATGAGTTTAAAACCTCTTTCATTTTTGAAACTAATTTATTTTCCATTTATTTTTCCTCCTTTACCATACGAATAACGAACCAATTATCTTTCCACTTGAATATATCTGAATAATTTTTCCTTCTTTATTATTCTTATCAAACCAAACTTCCTTCAACTCTAACCAACCTTCTTGATAACCTCCAATATGCTCTTCCTGCCCTATATTTTGCAGGTATTTCTCCACTCTATCTGGTGGTGTATAGTAAACCATTATAACCAACTCCCTCCTACACAATAGCGTTATTTAAAGCCTGAAGTATATCCTGATCAACAGTTTCTCTTTGAACATATTTTCTCATTTGCCAGGCAATAGCATTAGCAGCCACTCTATCTTTACCATTAATAGAAGCATTATTGTCTTTATCAATTGTTACTGATAATAATTCATTTAATAATCTCCAATCCATTATTTTAATTTCATCATTTCTGATAGCAGTATCCAGCTCATTTAACATAAGATATTTCGAATTGCCAGTTGTAAGCCACCCTTCTCGACCATCATCATCTTCAAAAATATTATAATAATTTTCTTGATTTTTTAATGTATTTAAAACTGAATGTCCAGGATTATTTCTCTCAACTGCTATCATTGCATTGTTATATTCTCTTCCAAGATCAGCCAAAACATTACCAAAACGGTCTGGAGTTATTTGATTATTATGATATACAGCAACCTGCCTGAACGCTCTACCTACTCTATATACGGTTGCTGAAGAAGCATCTCTACCAATTCCTAATGCTACATCTGCTGCAATAATATAACTAACTTTTTCTTTTGGTTTTTCCCATATCCATGTGTGTTTTCTTTCTTCAATATAATTATTTTTTTCTATTTCATTAAGTAATAATTTAACTTTTTCACTATCAAAAAATGTATCTCCTGAAGTAAGGAAAGCATCCTCTGGTGTGTGTGGGTATTCCTGAAGTGCTTTATCTTTCTTATCTTGATATTTTTGAAACCACCAATATAATTGTTGGTATTCGACAGGATATTTTTTTCTTACTGCTCTCAACTTCTTCATTATTTTAGAAGGAACATTTTTATATCTTTTACCTTCTCTTACTGATGAAATAAAATCTTTTGCTATCTGATCTGTTTCAAATTTCATATAATATTCTGATGTTCTCCACCATTGGTAGAAGAAAGCATGATAACTATTATTTCCTTCAATTGCTTCATCAAATAATGTTTTGAAGTAATTATAACCATTAGCTGTACTCTCTAATATTAATAACCCGTCTGGTACAATAGCTTCCCCTAATCCTGCTAATTTTGCCTGTGCATCCTTCCAGAAAGCAACCTCTGAACCGTGAAGCATTTGAACGGTACTACTTCTTCCACCCTCTTTTGAACCTGCTGTACTAATAGTCCAATGACTGTTTAAGATATCAAAAAAGTATTCTGATTTAGAATCATATTTCTTTTTGGGCTGAAATATCTCTGGTATATGCTCAAAAAAGAACTTTGCCTTCATCTGAAATATACCTGCTGTATCCTCTCTGGTATGTGCTATTGTCTTTCCTGACATATTGCTTCTCATAATAGTATAAGCAAGTTGATAAGCTGTAATAAGTGAAGTGAACCCTTGCTGGCGACCCTTGAGTATTAATATTTTCTTTTGTTTATTCGGGTATTTTTGTTTCAACTCTTCTAACTGTTGAAGAAAATCTTTTTGAACCTTATTAAGAAAGAAAGGTACTGTTTTTCCTTTTTTATCTGAGATCTGAAACATCATTTCAATAAGCAAATATGGGTCCTCTAATAGTTCCTGTTCAACTCTCTCATTATTAGCTTCTGGATCTAAAATAAAATTTGCAATTGACTGGAGGTATTCATTATCTTTTTCGATATCTTCATTTTTATCCCATAACTCTTTTCTTTTTTGTATTATTTGTTGTGAAGTAATCATTATTATTAATACCTCCTTTTATAAAATATTAATCATTCCCATCACTTCCCAAAATAATATCCTCTATACTTCTTTTTGTTTCAACCTTTGCATCCAACTCAACTTTATTTTTCTTACCAAACTTCTCTGGATATTTCTTTTCTAATAACCAGGCTGAAGCCCTCCAATCTCCATCATCTCCTGCTTTTTTAATATTACTAACATTATTGATTTCTCCCATAGCTTCTGCTTTTTGAATATCCTGCCAGAATTTCAAATATAATTTATCTTTCTTTTTTAATTTGCTCTTTTTAATTTTTCCATTTTCAATCTTTTCTTCTATTTCCTGACCTCTATCTTTCCAATTATAATAAGTTGGTCTGGTTATTCCTTTCATTTGACAGACTGTTACTACATAGTGTCCTTCACTAACCAATCTACATACATCTTCAATAGCTTCTTCTGTTAGTTTCATTTTCTTATCCCCCCTTTCAGTGTAAAGTAAAAAAGAGCCTGCTAATTAAATAGTAAGCCCTTTAATCCACCTTATATTCAGTTCTATCTTTATATTCTTCTTTCTTTCCAACATTCCAGTTATTAATTGGTGAAAGATAACCAACTACTCTTGAATATACAGTGCATTTGTGAATCTTTTTGCTCATATTAAATTTCCTCCTTTTACAAAATATTACTTTTAAATCAAAAAGAAAAAGACAGCCTATTTAAAGACTGTCTTAATAAAAATATTTTCCTGTCATTACTAATAGCCATTGCACTGTTCATTGTGCTGATTTACATTTCTTTAAAATAAATCGCACTTTATTTTAAAGGTTTTTTTAAATTGTTGTTTTTTTAATAAATAATTAATTTTATACTATAAAAATTTAATCTTTATTTTTTTACTTTCAATATTAATTTTTACTTTTAACCAGTTTTCTAAAGATTTAATTTTATTAAACCAGTTATAGTAATTAAATATTGCAGAATCATTAATTTTTAATTTAAGATAGTTCTTTTCAATGTTTATAACAATATCAATATTTTTTAAAACATATTCAAAATTAAATTCATTAAAAAATTTTACTGGCTCAATAGTATCTAATATTCCTAATCGAAATAAAAGAGGATTTTTATCTAATGATATTCTATCTTTTTGGTCTCTTATTAGCTCGTCAAGTTCATACTTTTTATATAATTTTTTATTATTGTTTGAAAACCAAATATTATGAGAAACTATACTGTCGGAAACATAAGCATAAAGATCAATATGATTTTTTCTCCAAATTTTTTGTCCCAAACCATTATTTTCGTCTAACTCAAAATAATTATCATTATTATATTTATTTTTATTATATTTATTATATTTATTTTTATAATTCTTTTTTAATTGGTCAAAAAAAACAACTCCAGCATTTATACCGTGATCAATACAATTATGCTCTTTAAACCTAAATTTAAAATAATTTTTTACCGTTTCCTTACTGTAGGTTGTTTTAAAATTTTTAAAATTTTTATTATTTTTATAATTACTTTTACTTTTCAATTTATGATTAAATAATAAATTTTCACATGAAATTTTATTATTATAAATTAGATCTTTAAAATATTTTTTATTATCACAGTTATTATATTTTTTTAGAGTTTTATTATTCTTTTCTTCAATCCAATACATATCATGAAATAAACAACTCAAAAACCATACAAGTTTATAGTTATAATTATGTTCTTTGGGTCTTATATGGTCTAAAAATTGATTAATTTTATTACTAAACAATTTTTCAGTTAAAACTCCTAAAAAATACATTGAAACAGTATGCTTATTTTTTCCCTTTTCCTTTAATTCTTTCTTCTTGTCAGGTAAAACACTATTTTTTGATGAAAGTTCAAAATATCTTTCAATAAAATTCCAAGATTTATTTGGGTCTTTAATTGGATTAAATCTATTTTTATCTTTATAATACAAAACATTATCCTTTTCTCCTAATGCTAAAAACTCTTTATATAAATTCATTAATTGCCACTCCAGTGATGTATATCAATTAGCTTCCAATTATTTTTATTCTTTTCAAAATCCCATTCTCCGTCTTCTCTACCTATATATTCAACATCAATTTCCCAACCATCCATTATACGGTTTCTCCCAAAATCATCTACAAAATCTTCTAAAACATAGTTAACCAAAATTTGAACCCTATAAACATGTTTGCGAAATGGAAGAACATTTTTTCTGACAATATTTACTGTTCTTAATTTAACATCATCTTCTTTTTCTAAATCTTCCCAAGCATAATTCCAAGCAGCACCAAAAGCTTCTTCTTCATGTTCTCTTGTTATTTCATTAGCATAATTTTTTGGTTTATTTTCACGATTTTCAAAACTATTATTTATACCAATAAATAAAAAAATTAGAATAATAGAGAATATAGTCATTCTTAACATAGTTTTAAAGTTATAATTCATTTTAAAATAACCTCTCTTTCTCTCTTAATAATAAATTCAATAAGAGGAAAGAAAATCCTGCCTTAATTAATAAAAATAAATATTTTTTCGACTATTTATCCCTATATTTATATTATTTATTTTTTAAATTAAAAATCCTCTAACAATTTTCTCCCTCTTCGGAGACTCTCGTCAATATCAATCTCTGGAGTTTTTCTTCCTTTGGGATTTTCTTGCAATAAAATTTTTAATTTTTTCGTTGAATCAATCACAAATTCGTCAAAAACACTACTCGTAGGCACCTCGATCACTACCTTTCAATTCTTCCCGAAATTGATCCCAGGTTTTCTTCGGGAGTTCTCCTTCTCTCATTTTCTGCATTTTAATTATTGATTCTTTCAAGCGTTCTTTTGGAGTTTCCATGTATATCAACCCCTTTATTTGTCTTTATTAAAATTTGTAAGTTCTTTCAAACCTTCTCTCATTTCTTCCATTATTATCTTTTCTTCTCTTTCTCGTCTTTCCTTGCGTTCTTCTTTGGTTTCATTTTTTAGGAAATCTTTATTTTTTGGTCTTTTACTCATATTATCAACTCCTATTATTAATCCTCTATATTATATTATATTTAAGATTAAAAAGAAAAATCCTTCATTAATATAAAAAAGGCAACCTTTTATTTTTCAGTTGCCCTTTTTTAATAATAATATTTAGTGCTATCCTTTTTTTAAAATTATGTCGTCTTTTTTATTTATCTCTTTTAATAATTTTCTAATTTCAGGACTGATTTCTACTACCTTTGTTTCCTTCATTTTACCACTCCTTATAATTTTTATAATTTTTATAATATTATTATATATTAGTTTGTGAAATATTTCAAATAGTTTTTATTAATTAAATTATTTCATCAATTAATCCATATTCTAATGCTTCTTCAGCAGTCATATATTTGTCTCTCTTAAAATCCTTTTCTATTTTTTCTACTGGTTGTCCTGTATTTTTTGAATATATTTTAGTTATTCTTTCATTTAATTTAACAGCTTGTTCAACAGCAACTTCTATATCTGTTATCTTTTTAGTATAATAACCTATACTTAATTCATGTTCCATTATTGTTGTATTTGGATAAGCATATCTTGTTCCAGTTCCTCCTGTTAATATTAATGAACCTGCTGACATTGCTTTTCCAGTTGCAATAGTATTAACCCGACAATTCATATTTTGTATTGTATCATATATACTTAAGGCAGAATATACACTTCCACCAAAAGAAGAAATATATAAGTTAATATCTTCTTCTGGATTTTCTTTATCTAACTTAATCAATTTTTTAATAATTCTTTCTGAACTCTCTTCATTTACCCCTTCAAAAAGGTAAATATCTCTTTCTTTTGAAGCTTCCTCTTTATACAACTCATCAATCAACTTTTTAATTTTTTGTTTTTCCATTTAAATTTCACTTTCCTTTCTTTCTTGTAAATCTAAAAATTCTTCCTTAACCAACTGATCATTTTTAAATTCTTTCAATTTAACCTTTAAAATTCTATCTTTAAATATCCAAATTGTATATTTTAATTTCCCATTATTAATCAAGTCAAAACTTGTTTCTGGACAGGTTCTTCCTGCTCCACAAGTATAGTCAATTACTTTTTCTATATTTCTTTCTTCAGCTATGCTTCTTCCAAGTTTCTTCATAAGCACAATAATTTTTTGTTTACTGGTTTGGTTATAATTGCTATCTTGAATTAATTCAGATAGTTCTTGATAAATCTTTTTCACGGTAACCAAACCCTTTCTTTTTTTGTTTTTAAAATCTATATCTTTTTCATTCTTTGTAATAAATGTAAAGCCAGTCTCATATAATCCTTGACTTCATATGCACCCATTAAAGCATCACAACCACTACAAGTACCATAATTATTATGGGTTTCTATATAGTCGTTAGTACCCCTAATAGGTAAATTAAAAACCAATGTTCCTTGATAATCTCCATACCTTTCTGTAGTAATATTTTTAATATCTATTTTATCCTTAATATATGGATTTAGAACTTTTCCGACTAAAAGTTCTAATAATTCTCGATAAGATCCTATAGTTGAAATATCCCAAAAAACTATTTTTTTTCCTTCTTTCACATCTTTTATGTCTTGTTCTATATATTTTTTTAATTCATTCTTATTTTGTTCCCAAGCCTTAACATACTCTTCAATCACATTAATCACTTCCTTTTTTGTTTTTTTTAAAAATTTTAAAAATGGTGGAAGGGGAAGGATTCGAACCTTCGTACCACTCGGGAACAGGTTTACAGCCTGCCGTTTTTAACCAAACTCAACCACCCTTCCATATTGGCAGAAGGAGAGGGATTTGAACCCCCGATACCCGTAAAGGTATAATAGTTTTCAAGACTACCTTCATAAACCAGACTCGAACATCCTTCTGTGTTATAAATGGTGGGAAGAGATAGAATTGAACTATCAACACCTGGAGCTTCAATCCAGTGCTCTACCAATTGAGCTATCTTCCCATATTAAAATAGGGTAGGATTTAATCCGTTTATTTATATAATAATAGGAGGTGATTTCAGTTAATGAAGCAATTATAAAGACCTACCCAGGCAGCCAGAAGAATTGCACTTCCCGACCTCTTTATATAACTTTCATTATATTAATTATACCATTTCTTGAAGCTAATCCTGTTTCATTCTTGCAAGAATTTTACACTTTTTCTTGAAATTCCTTCCGAAATTCTTTTTTCAGTCTATCAATTTCTTTCCATTTTTACTTTCTTATTCTGGCATGTCCGTTTCCGTCTCTCCACTTTTCAGAAGTTTTTTCGTATTCTTCTATTTCTAATAATGCTTCCTGTAATGCTGGTTCTTTCCCCAAATAACACATTATAATTTTACTTTCATTTTGAAAGAGAACATAATCATTTTTTTTAAACCCGATAAACTTACAAGTTCCCCTATTAATTGTTTCCTGATAACCATTATCTAAATTAATAACAACATTTTTTTTGTTTTCTTGATCCTCTTCAATATCAACAACCTGAATTAATTCATATTTTTTCACACTTATCAAAACCTTTCAAATCAATCCATAAATAAGAAAACATAAATAATAAGAATATAAATATAAATTGCAGTTTCCATTTTTCTCAACTCCTATAATATATATTCAAAAATGAAAGCCTGACCGATAATCATTCCAATAATCACAAAATAAGCAATAACAATTGTGTTCATTTCATCTTTCACTATTATCCCACCTTCCTTTCTGCTTTCTGGTGGAACAACAATGCATTATCTATTTTCTTAATTTCACTTATTGGTACAGCAAACATATACTGATCTTTGAAATTTCCAATAGTCTCATAATCAATTCTTCCTGAAAAAATTGCATTATCAACTAATACCAGGTTAATAATAACTAACTTAATTATTTGTGTTGGTGGTTTAATTATTTCTCCATTTTTTGTAATTGCATCTGTTACGATATATATCATATATTGTGCAGCTGTCTTCTCAAATTCTGCCCCACAATTAGGATTTTTCCCTGTAATAGTAATATCATCATATTTCCAAGCCTGTCTGCTTCTTGAATGTTCCTGTATATATATTTTCTTTTTCAAGCCTTTTTTGTTTTTGCAATTAAGAGACAAATCAATTTTCAAATTTTGATCCAGTATTCTTTTTTCCTCTGTATCCTGCAACCCGTTATTTTCTATATTTTCCAGAATTATACTTTCACTTGAAAAAATTTTTTGAACCACTACATCATAATACCCTTTTTCTTTCATTAACTCGTGAACCATGTCTCCCATATTTTTTAACTTTTCCGTGAAGTGTTTTCCACTCATTTATTTTCAACCCTTTCCAAATAATAAGGAGAAGGGTATAATTTCTATTTTGACTAACAATATTTTAATTTTTAATTTATAATTCCTTATTTACCATTTTTTAATTTTCCATTTCTTCATACTTATTTTTCGAAAATTGAACAAAATTTTCATCAAAATCAAGACTTAATAATCCAACATAGAGGGCAAACCTCTTAATCGCTTTTTCTTTCAGTCGATAATATTTTGTTGTTCTGCTCAAATATAAGTGATTAGCTACCATTCCATCATTAACTACATTCCCGTCTTCATATTTAAATTTGATTAGTTTTTTTTCTTCTTCTGGTAGTCTTTCAATTGCTTGTTCAATATTATTAACTATATATTGTATATGTCTTATATCCACTTCCTGCATAATAGCTGTAACAGCGTGTTCTGCTGTACTATCTGCTATACCATATTCCTGAACTTTCTCTCTTGTATAATCAACTCCTGAAAGCTCTGAAGCCCAGGCTCTTTTTTTCTTGATTAGGTTAATTTTGTTTTTTAGGTCAAATCTTGCTTGAAGAAGACCAATTGCTTGTTCCTTGATACTGTCCGTTAATTCTAACTGATCAATGTTATTTTTCAAGGTTAACACCTTCTTCTTTTGCCAACTGTTCTGTAATCTGATTTGCATTATCCAGTAGATAAGTTATTCCGTGTCCTATTGCATCTGTTTCGTGGTCTGTCATATTGCTTGTATCTATATCATATTTTTCCTGAAGGACTTTTTCTATTTCTTCTTTTTTTGCTCTTCCATTTCCAGTAATAACTTTTTTCATATGCCCTGGAGAATACTTGCAGAACTTGGTTATTCCTCTATCTATACCAGTCTTGATAATTGTCCCTGAAACCTCTCTAACCTTCCCTCTTCCAAACACATTTTCATATACTATAATTTCTATATCCATTTCTTCTATGGTTTGACCAATCCAACCCGTAACCTCTGCAATTGCTTCATAGAATGGAAGTTTTCCAGTTGTAATAGTTGCAGTATCTATAATCTTTCCAGTCGCAATTTCAATAACTGCGATCCCAACATTCCGATAACCCGTATCAATAGCCAACATATTTTTCACTTTACCTACCACCTTTCAAATTTTGAAGGGGTGGTGGTATAAATACTATTTTCTCTGTCTGGTTTAATTTCGATTTTAAAACCCCTTTCATTTATTTACTTTTCTATGCTGCTTTATTTTTCTGAACCTGTTCAATAATCCAATAAGCAGGAAAACCTGTAATTTCTTCTGCTCGCTCAAAGCAATACTCTACATTTTCATTGTCATTCCAGTCTCTCAATAACCAATTTTTGATTTGAAGCATTTCTTCTGGCTGACTTTCTCTTTCCCAAGGAAGCCAGTATGATACTTTTTTCAGCACTTCCTGTCTATTATCACTTTCTAATATCTCTTGAATAACTTTCTTGCTCTTCTTTTTAAATTCCTTTTCAACCTTTTCAGCCCTAACCTTCTCAACAGTTTCCTCCATAGCAAAATGTAAACCTTCTACTTTCTTCTTCACTTAAACCACTTTCCTTTCGTTTTTTTGTTTTTTTGAAAATTCTTTCTTGAGAGTAATCAGCTCTCATTCCAATCCTCCAAAATCAAGTTTTGAAGGACTGAAGGAAAACTAATCTCGAGATTTTTCTTCCTTATTTTCTTAATTTTTAATTTTGTCTTATTTTAATGATCAATAAATACTTTTCTGATTAAGCTACCATTTTTCTTCTTGAAATTCTGACTTCTATTGAGTTCCTGTTGCCTTCTAACTATATTATCTTTCCTTCTTTCTTCAATTGTGAATAATAATAGCTTGATCGGAATATATATAACTGCAATCATTGAAGCAACCCAGAACATTTGAAAAACCCATTGTGGCATATCCAGTAGTGCACTTTTCATTAATTCAATCATTTGTAATTCCTCCTCTAATTTGATTGGTATTTTCATTTCCAGTCATTTCTTCTTCGTGATATTTATCAAGATGATTTTTAAAAAAATATGTCTTATTTCCATTATTTGTTATCTTAATATTATTATAGCATTCTTTATATTTAACTTCAAGAGTTTTTTTAAAGTTTTTTTACTTTTTTTCCTTTATTTCCATTATTTGTTATCTTCTACTATTATTATACCCTATTTATATTTTTAGTTCAAGAGATTTTTAAAAGTTTTTTACTTTTTTCTTAAAGTTTAAATTTTCTGATAATTTAGAGCCAATCCCACTCTTTCTTTTTTACAATTCCCTACATTATATATAGGGATTTTATATCCTGTTATTTATAATTTTCTAAAAATTTGAAAACTATAAAATAAAAGAGATCGGCTATTTTTAATTTTAAATACTTTAATATGGTAAAGCGTGAAATTATAAAAGTTAAACCCCCTGGTCAATGTAAAATAAATATGAATGAGTATTCATTCGTTGACGGAAACCCAACTGGTCTTTTCTCTTTAATTTTAATACTTTTTTTATTAAAAAATAAAAACCTGTATATAAACTAAAAACCTGCCCTTGATTTTCTATTCTGTCCTGATCATTTATTTTAATTCCTTTATATATAATAAGGAAGAGTTTTTTTATTCAAAAGTGAATGACTATTCATAAATTAAATTCCAGGTTTTTAACTTATCAACGGGTTTGATTACTTGCATATTTTAATTTACAATATTTAATAAACAATTATGACCTTGAACTTGATTACTTTTTTGACTTACAGATAGAAAAACTATAATTGGTAACCTACTTTTTTTAAGCCAGCATCTCTATATTTATCTATATAAGTCTATACATCTATAGTGGAATCGGGTTCCTGCTTACAGCCACCTGGGATTATCGCAATTTGACCCCCCCCATTTACGAACCAAACCCCCCCCATTTACGAACCAGTACCC